GCCATACCCGGAGTTGGTTCACCTGTATAAGCATTGGTTGGTACTTCATAGCCTGAATTAACTATTTCAGAACTTGTAGGCATTTGACTTGGAGTTGCGTATTGTGTATTAGCTTGTTGGCTTTGTGGGTACATCGCGCCTTGTGGACCTTGAGGTTGTTGTCCTGCCATAGCTGCAATACCGCCTTGGTCAAAAGACAAGATACCACCTGAAGCATATTGTGGTGTATAAACTGAAGTATTCGATTGTGGGTGTGAACCTTGGAAGTTTGGAGATAGCGTCATATCCATTGCTGGACCTGTAGGCTTTTTAACTGTGGGTTGTGCATAGCTTGGACCGAATGCATTTTGTGCTAATCGTAATCCTAGCATAGTAGCCATAGGATTTTCTTTAGCGAAAGCACCTGCGCCTTTAAGCATTGTAGATGCGTCTTTAAAACCACTCATAATAGGGTCTAATGCATTACCTAAAATACCTGATGCTGCTTGACCAGCGCCTAATCCTGATGCATTTGTACCTATTCCATTATTTCCTGCGAATTGACCTGCGCTATCTGCACCTGATGTATATGCTGGATTTTGGACACCTAAACCATTCGGTGCTTGATATGTAACTGAAGATGGAACCGCTGCGTCTGGAGGAACTACCTGTGCCATATTAGGGGCGGCGTTAATTCCTTGGCTTGCAGTTGCAGTTGGTAATGGGGTTGCAGCAACTCCGGGAATTACATCAGCGGCGGCAGTACCAGCGGCAGTACCTACACCAGTAGCGGCAGTACCAGCGGCGGCAGTATCAAGACCAATTCCTGCAAGAACTCCACCTGCATCAACAACTGAAGTATCTAAAAGAGGTATAGCCGCCGAATAAGCCGCGTCTTCAGCTGCAGTTGTGCCTAATATCTCTGGTAATACTGATGATGCAAAAATTCCAGCCATAATTGTAGTCCTTATTTATTTATTGTATATTACCATGTTAAGTCTTGACTTTCAAAACATTTCCTGCTGTTGTATCTCGATAAACTGTGCCTGTTCTAAGTGTTGCTAGGCTTGTTTGTGTAGGCAGTCTGTCAATATCTAAAACTAAGCCCGCCGCCGCTGAAACTCCCGGACTATCTAGCTGTGCAAAGTATAGGCGCAACACGTTAGTAAGCTGGTCTATGTATTGTTGACTATACTCAACAGGAGCAATTGGTAAGTTGGGTGCTTTAGTTGTTCCAGTAGCCATTATGCGATATTCCAATACTTAACTTCAAGTTCTTTGCGGGCAGCGGCGGCTTCTTCAATTGTGTTGAAGCATTTAGAATAATGTGATTTTTTATTTTCAGTTATCTTAGCCATATATTTATTACCTATTTTTGAAACTCCTGTAACCCCAGAATTATTACTTTTTCTAATCCTAGTATTTCTATTTTGTACTTTAACTCCTGCCCAACGACAATTAGATGGCTCATAATTTCCGTAAGTATTAATACGGTCTAAGGTTTCATCCCCAATAGGTTCTCCCATATCGGCAACAAAACTAATATAATCTAACCATCTATCACAAACTGTAACTCCTGCCCCACCATATCTAGGGTAGTCCTTATCATGTGTTCTAGTGCATCTACGTACCATCGCTCTCCATGTATTATAAGATGCATTTTTCCACCCGCCATGCTTAAAGTTTGGTATTACACAACCACATGATGCTGTATTTCCAGTAACAAGCGACCCAGCCACTACATCAATTTCATTTCCGCAATCGCACTTGCACTTCCATAAAACTTTTTTCAAATTGTTTCTACCAGCTTGTTCTATTACTAGCAACTTGCCAAATCGTTGTCCTATTCTGTCAGTTAATTTCATTTTAATCTCCTTTGTTGAAGATTTTATTATACAGACATTTGGACAGATTACAAGGTCATCTCCTACCATCAGGACGGATGTCTATGCGGGGCATTCCAAGTTGCCAAGCCACACCTAGTCCAGTAGACTCAATTCTAAAGCTTAACTGACGACCACGAAGGCGTGTATATACTTGCCCTGTGAACTGCTGAATATTATATGTACCTTTAAGGCTATAATTATCGCCACTTGTAACAACAGGATTATCAGCTTGTCCGTATGGAGTACCTGAGTTTTGTCTAGGCTTAACAGTCATAGTAACAGCAGGGTCGTTTACAGTTGAACCATTAAAGTTTACGTCTGGTAGTATGCGCCACACAAACCCAAAGTTATGACCGTCACCAATATCAAAGTCAGAAGATTGCACATAAGCATCAATAGCAACTGAAGATGGACCCGCATTATCGTCAACTGAAGACTCATGATATAAGATTCTATTGTTATAGTCAGTAGCCATAGGATATTTACGAATGCCTGAATCTAACCAAGCAGTACGTGCCATAGTGCCATAGTACCAAACGCGGTCTACATAGTTATAGATGACATACTTATCAATCGATGTACCACTACTAGAGTTACTTACGTAGAACCACCATACTTCGTTGAACCCCTCATTACTACCTGAAAATACTTGGAATGCTTGGTCTAGGTTAATATCATCATATATGTACTGTCTTAGTGCACAAGGTAAGGTTTCTACTCGACCTGAATACATGTAGAACTTATCTATACCCATCCAGTATGTAACGTTGTTTACTGTAATCATAGCATTAGGAGATACGACAGATATATTATCCATCAATATATTAAAACCCCAAACATATGGGGCACCTAAATACTGCATTGAATATATTGCGGAGTCAGTCCATATAAGAATTTCTTGGCGTGTAGCCCGTGCACCCATAATAAATGAGCCATTAGTTAATGGGAATTCACCCGACTGATTTGTAATTGCTGGAACCCATTGATTTGGGTCTAATTGGTCTGACCAACGTACAAGCATTGGGTTGAATGGGGTTGTTGGATTACCTGATACATATGAATTAGCGCCAAAAGCAATAACAAATTTTTGAATTGCTGAAGTAATTACTTGGTTTGTAGCTACTGGAACATACGCACTTCCAGATAGTGTAGCTAAAGATACCGCCCTTGCACTATCACCATCTGCGTCTGTCCAGTAATAGATAGCACCGCCACGAGGAGCAATTACTAAGTCTTCTCCAAAGTTATCATTAGACCATAGGCGTAACTGCTCAGCAATACCACCTGAAGCAATAGTATACGCAGAACCCCAAGTACCACGAGAGTAAGGACCTGCGCCCCAACCAGTACCTAACGTAAATACATCTAATCCAACAGGTACTTCATAAGAGATAGTAATCGTTGTACCGCCATGCCCTGTATCGCTTGAGTTAGCTAATACTGGTAGCCCTGTTGTCGGGTCCCTAGCAGTTATGCTATATGTAGTAGTTGTTACTTCTGTAACTTCTTGATACTCTTGATTAAGCACCGCGGCAGTAATATTACCACCTAGAGATACTGCACCTGAGATAACTATAAAGTCGCCCACATTCGGTGTATACCCGCCATCAACAATGGTTAAAGTACTTGAGCCAGCCGATGCGGTTATTGCGCCAGATAGGGGAGTAGAGATATGGATAAACGGGGTTATGTCATAATACTGACCTCCCTTCTCAATATAGTACTTTTGACTTGTACCTATACCTAGGTAGTTTGAACCGTCAAAGTCAATCCAGTTCCATAACGCACGAGCAATACCAATAAAGAAGTCATTTGATAAGCGTGACCAACCACCAATCTTTTCAGGAAAGCCTGAACGAAAACGAATTTTATCGCCATCATACCAACCGCCTTCATTGGCATAGTCAGTACCTTCTCTGTTAAGCCCCGGTCTGAACTCAAGTTTTTGTAATGGCATAGCTTAACCTTATATTGATTTGCCAGCTTGAAAGTCAGCTAGGCTTAATCCACCCGTATACTGCAAATGAGCAGTTTCTTTAAATGACTTCCAACGACCCGCCCATTCTAATCCTAATGCCTCACCAAGTTCAGCACACTTTAAGTAAGCAGTCGCATCAGACCATAATGGTTTGCCAGCAATCGTAGGAACCCAATCAAAGGCTACACGATAGTTGTGAAAAGACTGCCCACCTTTAGCATTAGTAACTATCTTACCTGCTATGGTACGACCTTGCGCATAGATTTTATTCTGTGCTTCTATATCCCGATAAGTAGAATAAATGAGAATTTCAAATCCATGTTCTTTACACACAGATATAAACTTCTCAGCAAGGTCTTTAACCTTTGGATGCAGGTCATCAAGTGAGCGACTATTTATCATTATTTTACTGCTGGATTACCTAGTTTTGTATTTACTTGAGCTACTGCTGTTTCAATACCTAAGTTTAAAGCCCAGCCTGCTGTACCTTTAATAGCATCACCTAAGTCACCTTGAGCTGCTTTTAAACCTGCTTGTACTGCAGCTGCTTTTTCTGCGCCAGATTTGTCAGTAGACATTTCTAGTTTAACTAGGTTTTCAATTTCTTGAAATACACCTGAACCGATAATTGCTTGAACCAAATGTGCTAATGCACTCATTAAAAAACTGTTAATCATTTTGTAACTCCTTAGTTAGTACATCTTATTAAAACCATAGCTCCATCAACTTGACCAAGCCATTCTATTATAGCATCTGCTGTATTACTCGCCTGTGAGATGGGACTTCTCAATAACAACTTCATTGCTGGCTGGCAAACCAACTTTGGAGGAAGTGGCTGCAGTAATGGCTGGATTAATGAACAACCCGACAATAGCCACAATAGCCCCACCAATAGTAACCAATTGCTCATCACTAATAGGAAGGTCAAACCCAAATGCTTTTGAAGTGGCGACAATCGCTGCAAGTAACCCTGCAACGACTGAACCTGTAATCTGACCATTTTTCCAAGCTGCTGCATGTACACAACACTCTCCTTTACGATACACATTTAGTAACGCTAATAGTTTATTCATTTTTATCTCCTTAATTAAGCGGTTCTATTCCACATATAAACCACGATGTATGGTTGTAAGTTAGCGTTAGTGACTGAAACACCTGTTGTAGTTACGCTAGTTGCTACAGTAATACCTGTTGTTGCTGTATCTGTATTTGGATGCGTTGTTGCTGGGTTTGTTAAACATTGTGTTGAGTTACCTGATTGTGGTTCTGTACTACCTGCTCTATCATATCCATGTGCGTGTCCAGGATCAGTTACTACTGAAGTTGCCGTATGTGTATGACTTGGAATAATTGCATCAGCACTACCACCTACCGCACCTGCTATCCAACCTGTACCTGCACCGATTAGTACCTGTCCTGTAGCAAAGGCTACCCATGTACCAAAACCAAATATTGAGTTAGGATTAGTTGCTACTGTAGATGTATATATACAACCTACTGGATATAAGGCTTGTAGGGCTGCTTGCACAAACGCTGTTGTTGCTAAGCTAGTAGTATTAT